TCTAATTTTATAAATTCAAATCCTAATGACTTGAGCCATCTCTTCGATACTGTATTATCTGCATGAACGTAATTAAAAAGAAGTGGGTATCTTTCTAGTATTTCATCTACCCACTGCTTTGCTACAGGTATCATGGTACGTTTAGTCTCTAATAACTTATCTGTACCGAGCATCCAAGGGACAGCATAAGAACCATAATCAGACACACCAAACATACCTACAACACTTCCATCTGCATGGATGATGCTATTATGCTCCTGAGAGGCTCTGTAAGACTCTTTGAGAGCATCGTAGGGTTCAAAGCCATGACTAGCCATAACTTCGTTAGCGTCCTGTGAACGCATATGAGGAGCCATAGCTCGGCAGTCCTCAAACCTTGCAGGTCTGTAGTGGTGTCCCATGTTTACATCCTTTTGTTTCTTAAAGTGACGAAAGCTTCTACTTCAGCATTTTGGAACGTGCTGGGTAGATGCGTATCATTGGTTATAGTTATATCTGTTTCTTGTGCTTGAGACTGTACACCAACTTTGAGTGTGCCGTCTTCAACTACTGGAGAGTAGCCTAAGATGTTATTCGATTGCCCTAAGATACGACCAGTAAAGTTAGTTACTTTATCGTCCCTACCTGTTGAGGAAACTGTTACGTTAAAACTACCTGTGTCATTATAATTAAAGCTTATACTTCTTAATTGGTAACGAGCCATACGTGTAGGATCGCCTTGACCTGCTTTAAACACTTGCTCTGAGAGTTTGTATTTAAAGGTGTAAGCTTCTCCCACGTAGGCATAGTTAGCAACTACGCCAGCACTGGTTGTGTGTGTGCCAGCTAAGTAAGTAAATAAAGCAGAACCATCAGCAGGAGTCCCTGTAGTAATTAAATTACCTTCGTGGTCGACGTATTGTGTATTAACTGTTGGTGTGTATACATTTAACAAAGCAGCTTGATCAGCTAAACCTGTCAGAACTTGACGGTGATCTAAGTGAATACTACGTACAGTGTTCTGTATGTTTAAAGTAGAGGCTTCAGAAGAAGCTAAGGACATCTCTTCAAATCTACCATCACTAAAGACAATAGTTAATGAAGCGTTATTAAAAAAGGTATGTATAATGTCTGTATCAAACACCCACTTAGACCAAGAGCTTTGTATACGTTCTTGATCAGAGTTGTACCATTTGTACACGTAACATTCTTTCTTATCAGTCTCAGTCAAACAAACAAGCATATCTTCATTAGAAGATGCTATCATTTGCCTTACAGTACCATTAAGATACTCAGGAACGTGTGACGTAATAGACGGAGCATCTTTGTTTTCAGAGTCGTCCTTAGTAAAGAATTCTCTTACACCTGAATAGTCACCACTCTTAGTTGTGAAGAATACACTTGTACCTGCACCAACTGGCGTAGATGTTAAATCACACTCATACTTTGTTGACTGATCTATGATAACCTCTGAGGGTGTTAAGAGCGAGTCAGCAGATAGAGTGAACTGTGTTAAATCGGAGAAGAGTATTAGATCATCTTGAGCAGGTACAGCAGCCTTGAGGATTGATACCTCATTCTGACTAACTGCTAAATCAATAGGAGCTGAGTCAAGTAAGCTTCTTACCGTTACTCTGAAGAAGTTAAAGTAACTACTAGCTTCACTAAAGATCACATTCTCATCTGATAGGAAACCTAAACGGTTACGATGGAAAAATACATCGTTAATCTTACCGCCAACAAAACTTGGGAATGGGTTAGTGTCATCATCACCACACTTTCTTTCATCCCATGTGCTTGTACCAAAAGTGAAACTTAGGTCAGCATTCTGTGATAACGTGTGGGGCATTGTTGCTGTGTCAAACGTGTGGTAGACAGGAGCACTAGGTCTTGAAGGAGCTGCACATTCTTTCCATGTACCTGATGAATTAGTACCTTTAAATTCAACGTAAAAGTCATCCTCTTTCTTCTGGTTATCTCCATTAACTTGAATGGTAAAGCCATCTACACAGAACTTAGGTAGAGAAGTAAAGGTAGCTGCGGAGTCTTTAAACACAAAGACGTTTTGACCGCCTTCATCATCTGTAGCTTCCATTTTAAAATCGTTGGAACTTGTTGTGGTAGTACGAAGGACTACAAAAGGGTCGTCGTCAGCACGAGCTTTTTCTACGTTTATTGTGTTTAATGTAGAGGCTTTTAAAGCCTTGAGGTATTCATATATACCGTCATCAGTTAGAGTATCAATCTCACCAGCCAACAAATTCATTGCATAGCCTGTACGAACACCCTTAGCTTCAGTGCCTGCATCATTGCCCCCACCATCTCTTGTAAGAAAACCTCCCTCTTCAATTAAAGTGTCTGTGTGGTCGTAAACTTTAAAGGTGTGGTCTTTAGTAAAGCCTAATTGCTTGGCATAATAAATACCTTCAAAAGGTCTTACATTAGAAGGAGTAGATATATTCTTAGCAACTACTTTATCTTTATTAACAAAGAAGGTGTAATCCGCAACAGAGGTTGCAGCCACTTGTGTATTGTCAATAGCGCCAGTGCCTAAGTAAGCAGCTAACGCTGAGTTATCACTGTTGGTTATTATCTGTGTACCAGCAGCATTCCAACTGGCTACACCAGACTCATACCGAAGGTTGCCATCAATATCGTATACATACATTTTAGGAGCTACAGGATCAGTCACAACTGTGTACTGCTCGCTAGTGCTTCTCTTATAAGTATGAAAGTGTGCCCTGTTAATTTCAGCAGTGCTCAGGTAAGCTGTACCTGTTGGGTCTGTTTTCTTTAACTTATTTTTAAACTGTGTAGCTGGGCGTTTCTTTAATCCATCAACAATATCAGAGAAACCGTTTTCCTGTGCTTCTGCTTGGCTTGCTAAACGCAAAGCTGGTGGTTGTTGAGAAACCCCATTAATGAGGTTTGGGATGTTCTTAGAAACTAGAGCCATTTGTTATCACCTTTGTTCCAATGGAACGATCCAGCACACTTGCAGTACCGTAGTCATCGAATATATTATAGTCACCGTTATCCCCTTCCATCTCTCGGAGGGCGAATAAGGCTTCTTGTTCATCATTCCTGTTCATTGCCGATAGTGAATCACTACCAACTACCCGCTCTTGGAAGATACGGGCAGCTTTAACAGTGATGTAGCGTCTTGCTACTTCAGGACATATTTCAAAATCTAATAGGACAACCACATCAAGTTTGAGGGCTTTGCCTATGTTAAAACTATGTTTAATCTTATCGTACATCTTGTTGCCACGTTGTACGTACTCTTGTTTAGAGCTTCTGTACTTCGTCTCAGAGTTAGCTAAGTCAGCTCTAATGATCTCTGTGGGAAGTATAACATTACCGCTAGTGTCAGCAGCAACGGTATAATCTGGTTCCGAGTTAAAGTTCCAGCCATGAGCTTGGACGCTTCTTGACACTTCATTGAGAATTGTCTCAGCAGTCTCGGCATCTACTAAGCCAGATGTTAAACTGTTCACTGGTGCTTCACCAATAGTAGACAGCATAGAGTTCACTGCTTCCAGTTTTGTTGTAGGAGTTGTCATGTTTACCTCAATGAAAAAATAAAGAGAGAAACACCCCCGAAGGGGTGCTCTCAAACACAATTATTGTGCGTTTACTAATTTAACAGCACACTCAGGACGTAATGAGTCGTGACCCATTGCGTAGCGAGCTACCATTAGTGTACCTTGTTTTGAAACTTGGTACTCTGATTCAACACCTAAGTCTAATAACTTAACTGTTGCAGCAGCGTCTTTAGTAAATACTAAGCCTTTAGAACCTGAAGGTAGGTTGTTAGACATATAGACTTTAGCGCCACCGATTTGTGGAACAGTACCAGTGTTTAAGTTACCACCAGAACCGAAGTCTGAACTCATAACACCAGCAAGGTTAGAAACCGAACCAGTGAATAGTTTGTAGTAATGTTCAGCATCTAATACTACTGATTTCTCACCAGTAACATTCTTAGTATCAAGAGCTTCTAAAGCTTCGAAGATACCATCAGCTACGTTTTGACCATTTGTTGCAGCACCAGTACCGCCTAACTCAACATCAGCGTTGTTCTGTGATGCGCCTTGAGCGTACTCAGAAGCGTCAGCAGTTGCAGCAGCAATCTTTTCAAAGATAGATACGTCAGCAGCTTTAGCTAGAGCAGTACCAATCTCAGTAGAGTAGATTGAGCGAACATCGTAATGATTCATCGCTTCATCAATTTTCGCAATGAAAACAGAAGAAGTTAAAAGATCATTGATGGTTACAACTTTCTCACTGTGAGCGATAGCACTAGGAGATACTTCGTTACCAGCTTGAAGAGTTGCAGTAGCAGCGATACCTGTTAATGGGAACTGTGCACTAGAACCTTGAGAGATTGTGCGTACACGGTGTAATGGCATTGCGATGTTGTTAGTGTTGAATGCTGTTAATACTTCACCAGTGAACGTCTTTAAAAAGAGTTCCTTGGCATCATCAGCACCGCCAGCTTTTTGTCCCAATCGGGATGCAGTATAAGACATAATGTTTTACCTTTTAGTTAAATGTTTAAATGATTAAGATTCTACTCAGTCACTTAACACTCATGCGTTCTCTGTGATTATCCTCCTCGG